GTAGCGTGGTTGTTCCTCTTCTTCAGTTTCATCATCTTCTTGTTCTTCTTCAGTAACCTCTTCTTGTGGCTCTGCTTCTTGAGCTTCTGCTTCTACTGGTTCTTGTTCTACACCTTCTGATTCCTCTTTAGAGTTCGCTGGTGTATCCATTAAACTTTCAAACGCATTGGCTGCTTGATTTACTGTAAGCGTGCCACTTCCATCTTCTGGAGTCATGGTTGTTTCACTCATTTTATTTCCTATGTTTCCTCTAGGGGAGGTTACCCACTTTAGAATAGTCTAAAATATGTTCCATCTCTTACTCTTAATATCGCTAGTTTTAGCAATGCCTTCAAGAGTAGTGATGAGTTCGTTTATACAAGCGATACGGTTGTATGCTTGCTCTCTAACTTCGTGTTCTGTTTGGTTAGAGTTAATAATTGTTTGTAAATGGTTATCTGTTATTTCTTTTATAACAGCTTGGAAATGTTCGTCATTTAGTATAGTGATAATAGACGCTACTTTATTGGACATTCATTTCGCCTTTTTGCATTTCGTTAAACTTAGATAATGCTTCTATGATAATTTTAGTTTGGTCGCCACGAGTTTTTTGTGCATCATTCTCTGCGTCTGCTTGCATTTTCATTTCTTGCATTTGTAACTCAAGCTGCTTACGAGCATTTTCTAATTGCATTTGTTCACGTTCTAACTCTAGTTTAGCCATCTCTGTTCTAGACCTGAGGTCAGCTTTTTCACGTTCTACTTGAGCCAAGATTTGTGTAGCTTCTACATTTGCATCAAGTTTCTGAGGTGTAGGTTGTGATAACTGTGCATTTTGTTCTGGAGTAATTTCATTCATAAATGCAGTAGCATCTTTAAAGCCAGCCATATTAATAAACTTAGCTAATGTATCTCTGTATTGTTTTATAGATACAAGTGGATTAGACAATCCATAACCTTGAATAATTTCTTCTTGTTTAGAAAGAATCATTTGCATAGTAGCTAGTTGTTCTTGACGAGTGCCTGTACCTAAGCCCACGTTAATAGATACATTGTATTGGTCATTCCATTCACGAGGACTAAATGGCACAAATCTACCATTTAAACGAATCACACGTTCTTTATCTTGATACTTGCATAGTAACTGTAGGATACCTTTGAAAAGGCTCTTAACGCCTGTTTCTGCAAAGATACGAGCTATTAATTCTAGCTTACCTGCACTTGCTTGTGACATTGCTGACACAGCAGCAGCCGTTACGTTTTGTAGTATGTTAGGGTCAATACCATTTTGTGAATCTGATACACCTGTACGTCTTGCTTGTATGCCATCTAAGTACTCTAGCATTGGGAAAGACTGTGCTACGTTAGATTGAACAGTCATAGGCACAATGGCATTAGGATTCTTAATACGAACCACACCACCTGCTGTAGATGTTAGTAAATCATCAAGGTTTACTTGTCCTTCTACTGCACCAACACGATAGTTGTTAGTAAGATATAGGTTATCTAGCATTTGTCTAACTACGGTAGACTTAATTAGTTGTAAGTCTAATGCTCTGTCTGCTAAAGACTGACCATAAAACTTGTGTGGGATAGGAATAGGACATATACTGTGGAAAGGAACATAATCACATTCCATATCTTCTAGTATTTCATTAGAAGCATACACAATACGTCTTAATTCTGCTATACCATCTTCGTTGTAATCTACTTTAACGTAACACTCAAAGACTTCTATAACTTCCATAGATTGGTCTTGTGTTGCATTGCTAATAGGTTGTTCACCACGACTAAAACGAGCAATTTTATCTGGGGTAAAGTTTAAAGTATCGCCTGTGTCTAAAGTATCTACTACGTCTTTATTAAAACCCATAGCCACTAACTCTGAACGAGTCATTAAACGTCTATGAGCTACAAAAGGTGAGTCTTGTATAGTCTTTGCACGTTTAGATATTAAAAATTCTTCTGGTGGTATGTTTTCTATTAAGACTTTACCACAATTAACAGTCTTTTTAACTTTAACATTATGTGTTCTGTTGGTTTGCATCATAGACATACCAGTCATAGGGTCTACTGCAGGCATCCCTGTCATTGGGTCTATAACTTCTATACTGTTTTCTATAGTTTCTTGACTTACAACCTCAAGTTCTTGGTCTTGCATAAGCATAAGTAACTCATCATCAGATAAGTTCTCATATTTTTCTTTAGTTACGTCTTTTTTGTCATCCCAATAGGCTTTAATAACACCTGTTTTTTGTAAAAGTGCGTCTTTAAACCAATTATGTAATAATAAAAAGCCATCATTGTCTTTATAGAATACCCAATTACAATATTCTGTAGCTTGTTTAGCAAATGGTTCATCGCCATCATTGACTGGTTGGAATTCTACTACATTATCAGAAGAAGTAAATACACGAATGAGTTGAGGTAATGCACCGTCCACTACTTCTGCAACTTCGCCTGTAACTATCTGGCTCTTGCCTTCAACCTCGTTACCGTATGGCTCACGAAGGTAGTACTCAAGTGCGGTAGTTCTTTCATCTGTGGTGTCTGTTTCCAAGAAACCTAGCGAGTCATTGATTTCTGCTTCAATGATGCTTTTTAATTTGTTTGAATCAATCATTAAACTATCCATTTAGTATTTACATTAATCGGTTTATTCCATTCTTCTGCTGGACTATCATCTAGCCCTGTTGCAAGGTATCTAAAAGCGTCAGCAGCGTGTGATGACCAATCATGCAATGGTCTATCATGGAATACAGCTCGTTTCTCATCATAGTGTCTACGATAGTTTCGTAGTGCATCTAAACCTTGTTTTGCTTTTGGGTCAAACCAGCATCTAGGAATAACTCGTCTAACGGCTTGTATGCCATCCATTACATTGAGACGAGGAGCAGTAACAATATTAAGACCAGCATCTTCTAAAACTTCTTTACGAGATTTGCCTGTACCTAATTCTCTAACTTCTACGTCATGCGGTAGTATGTGTGTAAAGTGTCCATAGTCATTGTCTTTAAGCCATGACACATAGTAGTCTAATCCTTGACCATGATTTTCCATGTAGTCAATAAGTCTTATTTCTTTACCTGTGAGTTGTGCTACCCATATAGCAGTAGAATCAGACATACCTAAATCCCATGCTGTGTAACTACGGCACAATTCATCACGAGGTATTTCCGTCATGTGTGCTTTTTCTTCTATTTCATTTATAAGTTTAGAATAAAAAGAGCCTTCTACAGGAGCATTAAAGTTACACTCAAATTCCTGCATAAACTTATCTTCGCCCATTTCACCACGAGCAGCATTTAGTTCTTGTTCGTTTAGTATTTTAGTATCACTAGATTTAAACTCTAATAATTTCCATCCGTTACCTTCAGCAGCTCTATCTCTTAACCCTCTAAAATGATTGTTGCCTTTGGGAGTTCCCATTGCAACACAAAAACCTAGTCGGTCTGTGAGTGCTGGTCGGATAATGTCGCTGAAGACAGATGGGTTTATATTTCCTACTTCATCAATTACTGCACCATCGAGGTAAATACCACGAAGTGAGTCTGGGTTATCTGCACCGTATAAAGAGATACGTCTACCCATAAAATCAACACGAAGTTCAGCAATGTTTACCTTTGCACCAAGAGGTCTAGTATAGTTTACAAGATAGTCCCATGCAATTCTCTTGGATTGATTGTATGTGGGAGCTACATAAGCATAGCGTGGTTCTTTTTTATCGCATGTAAGAGCAGAATGTATAAGTTGATTAATAGCAGAGACTGTCTTGCCCATACGTCTATGTGCTACCACTACTACAAAGCGATTATCTTTTACAGCTTGGTGTATTAATTTTTGTGGGACACGAGGTCTGTATCCAGTATCTAATGTTTTGTTTTGCGACTCCATATAGGGTCATCGCCTCCTAATTATTCTTCGTATGTATTTTCTTTGTTACCGTTTTCAAATTTAGCCATCATAAGCATTTGCTTTTGTGCTGAAGTAAGTGGCTTTTTAATTGGACCACCTACTAACCACGCAGAACAAGTTCTGTCAGCAGCACACTTAAAATCAAATAGTTCACAGTATCCTAATTCAGCAGAAGCAATGACTTCTGGTGCATAAGACTCGTTTACAGGCTCATCACCCGCTACACCTTTAACAATGCAATCCATCATTTCTGGTGTTTGTATAAATGCAGAGCAGTTACCACAACGTGATTGTTTAGCAATCTCTGGTGTAGTAGCCCATTCGTCTGAACGTTTAGCCCAAAATACTTTATCTTCTATATTTGGGTTTACTGGACCATAGCCTACGTTCTTAAATGCCCAATCTCTATGTTTGAGATTAAGTACAATGTCATGTGTAGCTATAGGACATTTCATTTCTTTTTATTCCTTGCTGAAATATTTTTTGCTTTTGCTTTAGCATCTGCTTTAGATGATGCACCCCAAGCCTTTAGGGATAATAAGAGTCTTGTTGGCTCGCCATTAGGTTTATGTTCTGGTCCTGCCATACCACCCATACGAGCTAGAAAAGACGCACGTCTAGGGTTATCGCCTCATTTGACTGGTGCTTTTAACG